ATAGATGATGAAAAAGGTTTTGAAATAAATGATGAGAACACAATTGCTATCGTAAGAGGTTCTGTCACACGTAAAGACGCTTGGTTAGATTTACTTTCACAATTAGAAAAAGCTGGTGTTGCTTGTATTAATAGTAGAACAACCGTTAATATATGTGCCGACAAATATCGTACTTATTTAAGACTTGCTGATTATGGTTTAGAACAACCTAAAACAGTTTTAGTACCAAACAAAGATGGCGTTGATGCTGCTGTTGAAAATTTAGGAACAGGGTTTCCTATGATAATGAAAACATTAAGAGGATCAAAGGGTGTTGGAGTTATCTTTATTGAGTCAGAAAGATCACTAGACAGTATTGTACAATTGATTTACAAAGAAAGTGAAGACGCTGAATTGTTAATACAAGAATACATTAAGATACCATTTGATGTACGAGTATTAGTATTAGGTGGTAAAGTATTAGCTTCAATGAAACGTGAAGTTATTAAAAAAGACTTTAGATCAAACTTCTCACAAGGTAGTAAAGTTGCAGAATTTAAACTTACAGAATTAGAAATTGAAGATTGTATTTTGGCAGCTAAAGCTGTGAATGGACATTATGTTGCAGTAGATTTGATTGTATCAAACAATAGAGAAAAAGTTAGACCAAAGATTATAGAAGTTAACTCGTCACCAGGAACAGAAGGTATTGAGTCAGCAACTAATAGAAATTTAATTAAAGAAGTAATACAACATTTTGAAGACCCTTTAAATAGACATAAGGTTCCTACAGAATGTGGACATAGAGAAACTGTAACAATCAAACCTTTTGGTGCAATTGAAGCAAAGTTTGATACAGGTAACTCTGCCAAAGCTGTAATTCACGCTGACAAAATGAAAGTCAATGGAAAAAAAGTTACTTGGACATTATTAAACAAAACAGTCACAAGTGATATTATTGAAAAAATTACTGTTGGTGTAGGTGGTATGAGAGATTATGACGAAGACAGATATGTCATAAAATTAGATGTAGAATTTTTAGGTACTCTATATAAAGATGTAGAATTTACTTTAGACGATAGAGATGAAAGATCATTAATATTAATGAATAGAGGATTTATGAAACGAGCTAACGTAATGGTAAATCCAGCAAGACGATACGTTGCAACAACAAAATACAGCATTGACGAATAGTCAATTTTGTGTTATAATAGATTATAAAAATAGGAGATATTATGTCAGATGTGAAAATTATAAGACTACAAACAGGCGAAGATGTTATAGGTAAGATTGTCAAAAAAGATAACGATATAACACAATTCAATAAAGCATTCGTAATTATACCTCATCAAAAAGCACCAGGACAACCTGTACAATTGATGATGACGCCGTATATGCCTTATGCAAAAGAAGATACAATAGAAATTTCAACAAATAAAATTGTTACTATTGTAGACCCTAAAGAAGAAATCTTATCTTCTTATAAAAAAAATACAAGTAGCATTTTAACACCAAATAGTAATTTAATAACAGAAACAAAGTTACCTAAATTAAGTTAGTGATTACAATTTACTTTGTAAGAAATGGCTCAAAGATACGAGTAGAGGTACCCGTTAATACAACGTTAATGGAGGCGGCAAGATTTTATGCTGATCCTCCTATTGAAGAAATACCTGCAACTTGTGGAGGTTGTTGTGCTTGTGCAACGTGTCATATACATTTAGATGATAGATGGATTGACAAATTAGGAAAGATAGACTATAATACTCCAGAGGCCAACTTGTTAGAATATGAATCAAAATATAAAGAGAATGTGAGTAGATTGGCTTGTCAAATAGTATTAAAACCTGAACACGATGGTTTGATTGCTCATTTATTAAATGATGAACTTTTATAAAAATGTAATAGAACATAGAGGTAAACTTTTAGTACGTGGTATACACGAGGGAAAAGAATTTAAAGAAAAAATAGATTATGCTCCAACTCTTTATGCTATGTCACAAGAGGAAACTCAATACAAAACTTTAAATGGACAAAGTTTAAAACCAATTGAATTTAAATCAATTATAAAAGCAAGAGAGTTTAAAAAGAATTATAATTTAGATAACGCACCAATCTTTGGTATGGACCGTTATCAATATCAATACATATCAGATAATTATCCAGAAGAAATACAATTTTCAAAAGACCACATTAAAATTTTTACACTTGATATAGAGTGTGGTGCAGAAAATGGCTTTCCAGATGTAGAAAATCCTATTGAAGAATTACTTGCAATTACAGTTAAAAATCAATCTAACAAACAGATTATTACGTGGGGTACAGGTGAGTTTAAAACTGATAGAACAGATGTAACTTATATAAGATGTAAGTCCGAGAAGGCATTGATTATGGAGTTTATGAAGTTTTGGATGAAGAACTATCCAGATGTAATCACAGGTTGGAATACAAAGTTTTTTGATTTACCTTATTTAATAAATCGTATAATTCATTTAACGGATGAAAAAGTTATTAAAAGATTTTCGCCTTGGAATTTAGTAGAACGAGAACAAATAGTAGTTAGAGGTAGACCACAAACAAACTATACAATCTATGGTATTGTAATGTTAGACTATTTGGATTTATATAAAAAGTTTATTCCAAACAAACAAGAAAGCTATAAACTTGATTACATTGGTAAAGTAGAACTAGGCAAAGGTAAAGATGAAATGCCTTATGATACATTTAGAGAATGGTATACAAATGACTTTCAATCATTTATAGATTACAATATACAAGACGTTGAAATTGTTGATGGTTTAGAAGATAAACTAAAATTAATTGAACTTGTATTAACTATGGCATATGAGGCCAAAGTAAATTACAATGATGTATTTTCACAAGTTAGAATGTGGGATATGTTAATTTATAATTTCTTACGTAAAGATAATATTATTGTTCCACCTAAAGAGGACAATGTAAAGGAAACAAAATATGATGGTGCCTATGTTAAAGACCCCATTACAGGAATGCATAAGTGGATTGTTTCTTTTGATATTAATTCTCTATATCCACATCTAATTATGCAATATAATATTTCACCAGAAAAGATTATTGGAATGAAATCAAATGGGATTTCAGTCGATAGATTATTAAATCACTCAACACCATTAGATCATTTAAAAACACAAGGCGCTTGTATTACACCAAATGGCGCTATGTTTAAAACTGATAGTCCTGGTTTTTTACCTAGACTATTAGAAAAGATGTATAACGATAGAGTTAAATTTAAAGATTTAGAATTTTCAGCAAGACAAGAATATCAAAAAACAAAAGACCCTAAACTATTAAAAAATATTGCTACCTTTCATAATATACAATGGGCTAAAAAGATTGCATTGAACAGTGCTTATGGTGCAATTGGCAATCAATATTTTAGATATTATGATGTAAGACAAGCAACTGCAATAACTACTTCAGGTCAATTTGTAATTCGTTTTATTGAAAAGAATGTTAACGAATATATGAATAAGATATTAAAGACACACGATAAGATAGATTATATTGTTGCATCAGATACAGATTCAATTTATCTTTGTTTAGATAAGTTAGTTGAAATGACTTGTAAAGATAAACCAAAAGAACAGATACTGAGATTTATTAACAAAGTTGTTGACACTAGAATACAACCATTTTTAGATAAATGCTTTGCTGACTTGGCTAATTACACTAATGCCATTGGACAAAAGATGGTAATGAAACGAGAAGTTATTGCTGACAAGGGTATATGGACTGCCAAAAAAAGATATATGTTAAACGTATTGGACGAAGAAGGTATTACGTTTGAAGAACCTAAATTAAAAATTATGGGTATTGAGGCAGTGAAATCATCAACACCAGAAGTATGTCGAGGAAAGATTAAAGATGCAATTCAAATCATAATGAAAAAAGATGAAGATACACTAATTAATTTTGTATCTAAATTTAAAGAAGAATTTTTTAATATGACTGCTGAACAAATATCTTTTCCAAGGTCTTGTAATAATATTGCTAAATACAATCACGCCAGTAACATTTTTATTAAAGGTACACCTATTCACGTTAAAGGTGCATTAATTTATAATCATCAAATTAAAGAATTTAAATTAACAAATAAATATCCATTAATACAAGAAGGTGATAAAATAAAATTT